ATTTTAAGGATAGATATAATAAATAAATTTCAATTTTTTTTTATATATTTTTTTAATAGGCCACCAATTCGATAAATAAAAATCTCTGATTTTTATTTATTGGATTCCAAAAGTGAAAAAAATTTCTCCCCCATTATATTATGAAAGTAAAATGTTATAATTTTAAAAAATTAGAATATAAAAATGCTACATTTGCAGACAGTGTTGATGCAACATATATCCTTCATTTAGAAGGCAATGGTCGTTTGCCAGATATACTTGACCAATTAAATAAATATCAACCTACAAAAATAGTTTATATAGTATTCAATAAAGGTTATAAAAAATGTAAAAAAAAATTAAGTAAAAATGAACCTCCTATAGATTTAATTGATGCATATTATCAAGTATTAAAAGATTCTAAGACTAAGAACTATAGAAATATTTTAATTTTAGAAGATGATTTTATGTTTAATGACAGAATGAATGACCCAATAATTACTAATGATATTAATACTTTTATAAATGATAAAGATAATGAAGAATTTATGTATATGTTAGGAGCATTACCTCATTTACAAATGCCTTACAAAAATAAACATTATACTTTATGTATAAGCACAGGAACACACGCAAGTATTTATTCAAAAAAATTAAGGGATAATATTATAGATAATGTTCCTATTGATAGAATTAGTGATTGGGATTTATATACTAATCTAAATTGTTCTAGATATATTTACGAAGAACCATTATGTTATCAACTATTTCCAGATACTGAAAATAGTAAATACTGGGGTGGTAATTTATTTGGTATTTCTCCTTTAAGAAATTATTTAAAATATTATGAATTAGATACTAAAACTGAACCTGGCTATTCTGCGTGTTATACTAATTCAAGAAAAAGAATTTTTTATATCTTAATAGTTCTAATTCTAATTATTATATTTTATACACATAAGCGATAAAAATAAACTCTTGTTTATAATATAATTAATCATTATATTATAAAGTATAAATTAATCCACCATTTACAAAATCATCCAATTTTCTCTGATAAAAATTTCTTGCTATTTGTTTTATAATTGTATAACTTTCATCCATAATTTCCGTAATTTTGTTACCATATTTCTTTTTAATGTGTTCATATATTAATTCTTTAGTAGTTTCTGGATCCTCTTTTAAATCTTTTTTTAAATTTTCTTCTACTTTTTTTTTATAATTAATTGCAGTTTCTGATATTTCATTTAATATTTCATTTAGTTCTCCAACTGTATCAATTAATTCTTGATCTTCCTCTGTTATATCCGGATCTGAGCTAACTGAATTAAAAACTTTATAAATATCTTCTGTTTTATGATTTCTAACAATGTGAAAAAATAATTCTTCTCTATTATCAAAACATTCTTCGCAATCATCGCATTGTTCAAATTTAGGAATTATTTTTTTTGATTTTTTAATTTTAATTTTCTTTTCTTCTACTGGTACTTTTTCTTCCACCTTAATTTTCTTTTCCTCTACTGGTACTTTCTCTTCCACCTTAATTTTATTTTCTTCAACCGGTTTTACTTTTTCTTCCACTTTAATTTTCTTTTTTTGTACTTTCTTTTTTTCAACTGGTATTTCCTTTTCAATTGGTATTTTTTCTATTACTTTTTCTACCGGTATTTCTTTTTCTTCTGTATTCTTATGAAATTTTTTAATATGAGTACTTTTAGAAGAAGCACTTGCATATGTCTTATTACAAAAGTCGCATGTATGTTTTTTATCCATTTTAACTATTATATATATAATAGATATTTTTCTTAAATAGTTTTTGGTTAATTCGTTTATAATTAAAGTACAATATTTGTGACGGGTTGTTCTTCTTCGTCATCATTTTCTTCCTCTTCAGAATCTTCATCTTCAACATATTCAAGTTCACCATTATCTAGTTGTTTCTTTAATTCTTTAACCTTATCTCTATTATTATAAATAATATAAGTTATTTCTTCTTTATCTTTTGCTGGGTCAATAGGTTCAACTGGGTCTAATTTTTTACCATATTTCTTATAAACTTTCTTATTATTTTTTAATGTTTCAGACAACTCTTCGACATCCTTTTTACGATAATGTATAATATTATCAATATGTTTACTTTTGTTTGTAGCTTCAAACTTTCCAGTCTTATTATTAAATACCTGACAAGATTTATTTTGTAAATTAGTTATTAGAGTATTTTGATTTTCAATACAGTTCTCTTTAGTATAAGTAAGTCTTACCATTTCAACGTGAGGAGACTCATTAAACAAATGACAAGTTGCAATATTTATTTGTTCTTGTAATGATAATTTATTTAAGATGTTCTCACTCCCTAATGCATTAATATGGATATGATTATTATTTATGATCCCATTATTATTGTTTATAATTTTGTTATTAGCTTTCTTCATATTTTTCTTCATTTCTTCAAAATCCTTAGATATTTTTTTAACTGTTTCTTTTAATTCATTGTTTTCTTCATTAGCTTTTACTAATTTATTAACTGTTTCTTTCAGTACTTCTGTTTCTTTCTCTTTACAAATTTTTTGATGAGCCCATCTTCCTTGTCTGCTACTAAAATTTCTTTTACAAAAATTACAATAATATTGAGTTTCATCTTCTTCAATAACAATCGTTGACTTTTCATTGACGCAAGATTGACTTTTAATTGACGAGTCAATTTTATGGTATTTGTAGTTGTGATACCATAAAGATTTATATGACGAATAGTTTTTATTACATTTATTACAGATATGTGCCATCTATTAAATCTATTTATATATTATACTAGATATTTTATTCTTATATATTTTTTTATTATCTATTTTAATAGATATCTATTTTTCTATTTTTGACTAGAGAGAGAGAAAATTATTTATTTATAAAGTAAATGAAAAGTCTTTTATAAATTATAGAAAGTTTTCAAAATAGAAAAAATAAATATTTTTTTTGTTAACATTAAATGATCACCGACTGCAACCAAATGATCACCAATTATTTTGTTTATAATTTTATGTAATTACTTTTAGATTATATATTAGAATATATTATTTTATAATTTTCACATTTAAAATCATTAACAATTTTATTATATATATTAATTTAGATGTTCTTTCTTTAATGATTTTTTAATGTTAACATGTTAAGTGATCAAAATGTTAATTTTTTTATAGAGAGAGAAAATTATTTATTTATAAAGTATTTCAAAAACCCTTTTATAATTATAGAAAGTTTAGTAAAATAATAGAAAAATCAATTCAAATATATTATTATAAAAACAAATAATCATTATTAATTAAATGCGAGTAGGATTATATGGATTCGGAACCTTTGGAAAATTTTTATACAAGTATCTTAAACAATATAACTTTGATTTAATTATATCAGATATTAATGAAGTAGCTCATTTAGATTATGTAAAAGAAAATGATTTTTTTAATTCAACTTTCGATATTATTATTTTTTGTAATTCAATTAATAGTTTCGAAGAAGTAATAAAGAAAATTAACCCCTCTTTTTTTAAAAATAAATTAATTATTGATGTTCTTAGTGTCAAAGAATATCCTTATGAAATTTATCAAAAGTATAATATAACTGAAAATATATTATTAACTCATCCAATGTTTGGACCTAATAGTGTCGATGATAATCAATTATGGGAAAATAAAAAGTTTGTATATTATCCTATAAATATTAAGGTACACGACACCTACATTTCTTTTATGAAATTTTTAAGTTATACCAAATGTGAATTATTATTAATGAAGCCTAGTGAACACGATAAATATGTAGCAGAAAGTCAATTTATAACTCATTTTATAGTTAAAACTTTAAAAGAATTAAATTTAACAGACACCCCTATAAATACCTTAAATTATGATATTTTATTAACTATGATAGAAAATATTGGTAATGATTCTTTTGAATTATTCCAAGGTATGATACTCAAAAATAAATATACATTAAAAGTAATGAATGATATTATATATTCTTTATTTAAAATTAAAAATATGGCAATCCCAACTAAAAATATATATTCCGCAACCAGTATAGTAATGAATAAAATTAAAAATTCTGAAAATAAAAATATTATTAATGCAGCCATTGGTGTTCCATCTTGGGGACCTGATACCTCATTTGATAATAGTTATTCTTTATCAGCTGGTAATTTAGAATTAAAAAAAGAATTGGTAAAATTCTTTGATAATAAACTAACAGTAGATAATTTATTAATAACTCCTGGTGGTAAGCCTGCTTTATATTATTGTATTTCTGCTTATACAAATGTAGGAACATCTTGGTTAGTACCCTCTCCATATTGGGTATCATATCCAGATATGATTAAATTAGTTAATGGTAATACAATAATATTAGAAGGCGATGTTGAAAATAATTGGTTATTTGATTTAGATGAAGTTGAAAAATATTTTAAAATGGAAAAGGTAAATGGAATTATAATATGTAATCCAAATAATCCAACAGGATTAATATATCCTAATCATTTTTTGAATAAAATAGTTGATTTATCAAATAAATATAATAAAAAAATAATAGCAGATGAAGTATATTTACCATTGTTATCAGCAAATGATTTAGATTATAAAGATTCTTTATACTTTAGAAAAACTAAAAATGTAATTGCCGTATGGAGTTTCTCTAAAGGTTGGGGAATACCAGGTTGGAGAGTTGGATTTGCAATTGCACACGATGAAGTAATAAAAAAATTAGCAGGTATTCAATCCACAATTAATACTTGTCCACCAAACAGTTCTCAATGTGTTGCATTAGAACTAATTAAAACCAATTGGTTACCTATAGAAGATTTTAAGAAAATAGATTATTATAAAAATAAATTAACTAATATTTTTAGAAGTAAAGGTTGGATTGTTCCAGATAATAATATTACAAGTATGTATTTATTCCCTGTTAATTATGATATAAATATTAATGAATATGTTGATAAGTTATTTGATAAAGGATTAGCAATAATGAATGGAGAACCATTTGGTAATAAAAATGGTGTTAGATTAACGATATATAATGACGATGTGTTAATGGAAAAATATATAAATATTATAAATGAAGTATAGAAAAAAATATTAAAGTACAATATTTTGAACGGGTGGTTCTTCAGGTTCTTCATCTTCCAAATTTTCATCTTCCAAATTTTCAGATTCTTCATCTTCAACATATTCAAGTTCACCATTATCTAGTTGTTTCTTAATTTCTTTAACTTTATCTCTATTATTATAAATAATATAAGTTATTTCTTCTTTATCTTTTTCTAAATTAATAGGTTCAACTGGATCTAATTTATTACCATATTTCTTATAAACCTTTTTATTATTTTTTAATGTTTCAGATAATTCTTCGACATCCTTTTTACGATAATGTATAATGTTATCAATATGTTGACTTTTATTTGTAGCTTCAAACTTTCCTGTCTTATTATTAAATACCTGACAAGATTTATTTTGTAAATTAGTTATTAGAGTGTTTTGATTTTCAATACAGTTTTCTTTAGTATAAGTAAGTCTTACCATTTCAACGTGAGGAGACTCATTAAACAAATGACAAGTTGCAATGTTTATTTGTTCTTGTAATGTTAATTTATCAACAATGTTTTCACTCCCTAATGCATTAATATGAATATGATTATTATTTATAATCCCATTATTATTATTTGTAATTTTGTTGTTAGCTTTATTCATATTTTTTTTCATTTCTTCAACATCTTTAGTTAATTTTTTCATTGTTTCTTTTAATTCAATATTTTCTTCAGCATCTTTAGTTAATTTTTTAACTGTTTCTTTCAATTCAATATTTTCTTCGTTAATCTTTACTAGATTAATTTTATTATCTTTTTCTTTTTTACAAAAATGATTTTCGTGTCTACTTTTTGATTGTCTTGTTGTAAATGATTTATTACAGAATTTACAGTTAACATTATTGTTTACATTATTGTTTACAGGAATGTTTACAATGTTAACAACCGGGTTAACATCAATCTTATGGTATTTGTAGTTGTGAAACCATAAAGATTTATACGACGAGTATTTTTTATCACATTGTTTACAGATATGCGCCATCTATAACTTTACTATATATATTATACTAGATATTTTATTCTTATATATTTTTTTTATTATCTATTTTAATAGATATCTATTTTATATTTTTTTTATAGAGAGAGAGAAAAATATTTATTTATAAAGTATTTGAAAAGTCTTTTATAAATTATAGAAAGTTTAGTAAAATAACAGAAAAATTGATAAATAATTATAAAGCCAAATTATTATAATTACCAATGGATGTCGATAAACAACTAAGAACCAAAACAAAAGAAACTTTTACAAAACTATTAAACACAAACTACTCAAACAAAATAGAAGAGTCTATCTTTAATTTCAGTGTGGATTATGCAACCGTAAATGAAACCCCATATTTAATTGATCAAATTTACGAAACTAAAGTAGATGACATAATAAAACTATTACATAATAAAGAAAATGATTATTTCTTAAAAGCAATCAAAGAGGAACAAATAAATTTGGACCAAATTGCTTTTATGAAACCTGATGAGTTAAACCCAGAAAAGTATGATAAAATCATTAAAAAGAAATCAGTTGAACAAGATAAGATTGATAACCAAGCAACCTCAAATGTTTATGAATGTAAGAAGTGTAAAAATAGAAAGTGTTCAGTAACTCAACGTCAAACAAGAGCTGCAGATGAACCTGCAACAACATTTGTAAAGTGTAAAGAATGTGGCTATGAATGGGCCTTCAATTAATTTATATAATTTTCAGATTCAGAAATATTAATATTTGTTTTAGAAAATGCAGGAGTTTTCAAAGGATTAGTTATATTATCAACAGGTGAATTATTAGATAAAGTTAATACTATCTCGTCATTTACTACAACTGATTTTAATCCATTTACTATTGATGGTTTCTTAGCTTTTTCATTACCGTATTTTTTATTATATTCATCTATTATAATGGGTTGAATAATGGGAGATGTTTCCATTAATCTATCTATTTCATTTTTCAAAACTTTTAAAATAACTCTAGCAGGTGATCTTTCTCTTCTAGGTAAAGCTAATTCTATTTCTAAATATCTAGATACTTTTTGAAATGAAACAGATGCTATTTTATGGGCTTCAGATAATTGAGAAAATTTAAAATAACTACTTATGGCTTGTAAAGAATTTAAAAGAATTATAATTAATCCTATAACTATTGAAGCAATGGTTGTATTACCAAATAATGCAGCTGAACCTACTGAACTTGCCCCTGTAAAAGTTCCAATAACCATTACAGGTATATTTATATAATTATTCAATTTAGAATATCTTATAAATGATAAATTATGTAAAAGATAATAGGAATAAGATATTTCACATTCATCTTTAATTAATTGTTCTAAATCATTATCCCAATGAATTAATGTGTTATTTGGTAATTCCATATATATTTAGTTTACAAATAATTTTTTAATTTCTTCCAACTCAGCTTTATAATCTTTTATTTTTTCAGTAAGTTTTCTGATGATTTCTTTTGCTTGTTCTAAATCTTTGATATGATCTAGTAAATCTTTATTGAAAGATGGAGGTTCCATTATATTAATTTATAAAGTAAAAATTTATTTTGTAAATTAATTAGTTTCGTAAATGTTTTATTTTTTTTAAAAGAATTTGTTTTTTGATTTTTTGTTATTTTTACCAAAGACGAATCGGACAAGACTCGGTTGGTCTTCCAACACCTTTCAGGCTTTCTGGATAATGCCTAACCAGGTTTTCCAACACCAGTGAGTTTCAGGATAACAATGAACCTTGGGTTTCCACCTCATCCCCTGAGTATTTCTATAGCGCCCTACAGTGGTCGCTTCTAATTCCGTCACTTTGAATATTTTTAACGCGCCTCCAAACCCGGCGCTAAATGACTTGTTAGTTTCGTCTGAAAGAGTTGCCTTGATAAGCAACTCAAAAAGAGTTACTTATCTATTGAGCCGCGTAAAGGCCAGTCATATTCAACAGTTAGGAAATGTCTTTTTTAAAGTCCGTTACCAGTAGACTGATTTTAATATTTATATAGCGCCTTAAAATCGGGCGCATTACGTCTCTTCCAACAGACTAATAGACTAAAAATTTATGGCACATTTAGACGGTTAAAATTTCAATTTTTTGTAAAATTGAAATTAATACTTATTGAATAAACAAATTTAGTATAATGAGCTATTATAAACCTACTGATAATATTACTCAAGACGGCATTATCGTAATTCCAATATACCAACAGAAAGAAAAGAAATATTTTAGTTTCATCTATAAAGATAAATATTCAAACCTTATAGTGTTAGATAACTTTATTGAAATAGAAAAGAATTACCTGATAAATTTACAAAGGCTAGCTAAAATTGTAAATGTTCCAAATTGTAAGAAAATGAATAAGGATGAATTAGTAGAGAGCCTTAAAAATAAAATTATATTTATGAATTAGATTGTATTATTTAATAAAAACCCCATTCCTTCCTTTTTCATTTGTGGTATATAAAATGCATCAGTATAAATAATATTCATAAATTTATAAGGGTTCTCATTATAAATCTTACTAATTAAGAATAATACTTCTAACATTATTTTAGAATCAGGGCTTTCAAAGTTATATTTTTTAACATATGTTTTAACTTCTCCTATTGTTTTTTTAGTATAATTTATCCATTTAACATTCATTCTATTTAAGTTGTAAAATTGATGAAAATCAAACGTTTTAACATACTTTAAAAATCTAACATTATTCTCAAGTTTTTGATTAAAAATAATATTTGAACCAAACAAATATTTTATTTCTTTTATTTTTTGACTAGTTATATACTCTCCCATTTTAATCCAGTAAAATTCTTTATGGGTTGTATTTAAAATATTAGCTAGTTGTAAATTACAAATTGAATACTCTATTAACAAAATTAAAGTTAATTCAGTATAAGCACTTCTTATTAATGTTGACCAAACTGCATCACCATCGTCAATAAGTTCATCTTCGTAAAAAATATGTGATATCTGTAAAGCATCTGAATTTTTTTTATTATTGAATATTAAAATAATATTTTTAAAATCAAGATGGTCTCGTAATATAGAACTTAAATTATTTAAGTTATGATATTTTGATTTTGTATTTAATTTTATAATTAATTCATTAAAGTTATTATATTCAAAAAATCTTGCTATAGGTGTGTCTGTTATAAATTTAATTAATGCATTTTTATCCAAAGACATTTGAACTGGAAACTCCTTAGGAATGTCCTTACCTTTTCTAAATTCAGTACAATTAAAAAGAGTATATTCTGTTATTTTTCCCAATATATTATATTTTTTGGTATTTAAATTAAAATAGTATTTCGGAAGAGTAAACACTTCCAGATATTTAGAGTTAGAACAACCCATCTATCTTATGATATAAAATAATTAATTATCTTTATACCAAAATTTTTTAACTCCCACAAATATATAATCCCACGATGGTTTTTTTAAAATATATTCTTCGCCTGTCATAGTCTTTTTATCAGTTTTATTATATCTTCCCTCTAACTCAACAACAAAATATTTCTTCATATTTAGTGGAACATTATCTTCAAAATAAATACGATGAACTGGAGTTCCATTAAATAATCCTAAAATATAATCCTCTTGCTTTTTTAATTCGTCTTCTGTTTTTAATCTCCAATATCTCTCAGGGAATTCAAAATGACCACCTCTACCTCCTTTCTGATTAATCCAATTATATTTCTTTTTATCTTCTTGAGATAAAACATCCCAATCAGTAGGTGTAATAGTTAAATAATTAGCCATATTTTTATAAACATCATCCATTATTATATAATGTTTATGATAGTAAATGTAAAATTCAATTTTTTTAAATTAGTCTTTCAATAAATCCAATTTTTTCATTGTTTGATTCTTAAATTTATTAAATATGAAATTGTTAGGTTCTTCTATTTCCCTTAATATTTCTAGAATCAAATAATAATCAGTTAATTTATTCAAATGTCTTAGAGGCATTAACATAAAACATATATGATTCATTTTTTTATTTAGATAATATTTATTTTTAATAGATATCAATGATAGTTTTCTAGCTTCATAAGTCATTTCAGAAACATTAATATTAACTATTCTGTTAATATTTCTAGAAAATTGATCAAATAAAATTATTAAAGCCAAAGTTTCTTCATATGAAAATTCTAAATCGTCTCTGTCTACTATTGTATTATAAGTATTAAATAACAAATGGTAATATTCTTTATAAATTTTCTCATCTACTGATTTATCAAACCAAAAGTTATTATAATCATCATTAGGGAACCAAAAATTTAAAATGGAATTAATCTCTTTCTCGGTCAACAACATTAATTTAATATAATATTTATTAAAATATTTCTTTATTCAATTTTTCAATGCCATAAACAAAATAAAAAAGTTGAAATTATTATAACCAAACATAATATATTATAAATTATGTCCAAATTACGTAGTTTATATGATATTATTATTTCAAATATTAACGATTTTAATCCAGAGCTAATCTACTTTTCAGTTGGTTGTTCATTAGGTCATTATAAAAACATTGACCCAAATCAGAATCAACAATACCCAAAACCTATTATGGATAAATTTAATAATAAGAAGAAGGTGATAATTTTAATGGATGCTTCTTTAGAAACACCATTGAAACTTCAAGAGTCTGAGAGTCTTACATTAATTGAAGAGGAAAATAAGTTCAGAATGCTTTTGGGAGATGATTTGTTAGTCTTTGCAATTAATAATTATTACCATTTTGAGGAGACTCCTGACTGCGTCGCACAATTTCCGGATGATTATTCATTCTTGATTTCATTGGTTACTCACACTATTCAAAACAAAAAGAAACTAATAGTTCAGAACTTTTCTGGTAATTATATTGAAGACCCTTATATTAATCTCTTCGATTTTTTCCCACACGATGCATTATTTCAAAATGTTATTTTTGATGTATCTAATTCAATAGCAGTATGCTTTTGTGATTTTACAGAGCATCAAGTACACTATGACCATAATGATAATTTTATTCAAACTAACTTTAATAAATTGACTGTACTCAAGACTGTCAATACTAGATACTTTATAAGAATGTATAAGGATATGATTGACAAAATCAATCATATATTTACTAGAAAGTTGAGAGTGTTAAGAGGAGAAGTTGAATCGAATCGCTATGATACTGATGCTTTAACTAGATATATCAAAAAGATTAATCTGATTTACCCGGAGATTTCCTCTCTAGAACTAACGGAAGAAAACATTCAAAAGATTATTATTATTCTTCTTCAAGATATCTTTGATGCTTTGGAAATTCCTCCTGATATAATAACAGATTTAAGTAGCAATGGATTTAAACAAAATGAAGTGATTAATAGTTTAATGCCATTGAAAAATTTATTTTAATTAATTATTCTCTAATAAATAACAAATCTTGAGATACACCATTGACATAGTCCATAGTGTATTTTTTATAGACCTGATATGTTTGTTCTAATGCTTTTATACTATCTTTATAATAAGGAAAAGGAATATTGTCTTTCTTATTTTTACTCAAATGATAAAATTTTTCAAACCAACTACCAATAGAACAAGAATCAAAATGTAATATTTTTAATTGTTCATAAGGAACATTATATACATTTGGTCCTTCGTGTTTATTATTATAATTAAATCTATGAACTCCTCCAGAAGCAACTCCTTCAGTTACACGAGCACCACTTTTACCATTTACATAAGCACGACATTTATCTGTTTTTGAACATCTTAAAAATTTATTAGTAGAGAAACAAGATTCTTCATTTTCATTATAAACAGCTTCAACATTTTCAATTGTTAGACACTTATAACTTTTGTCTAGATTATCCAAGAAATCTAATGAACCGTGTAATAATTCATCAACATCTACATTAAATACGAAATCAATATTATGAGATTTAGCTACTTTTAAAATTTTATTTATAAAAACAATTTGTCTATCAAATAAAGTTTGATAATTATTACCTGTTTTATCTGATTCACTCATTTCTAACCAAACATCCTTTTGATTTTTTAAATAAGGTTCTAATTCAGGAGTATCTTCTACTCTAATAAAAAATTTAGTAACACCTAAAGCTCTATGATGTTTTAACCATAAGGGTAAATCAATTGGTTTTCTCATAAAAGTAATTAATCCAACGGTAGAATTTGGTTTAGCAACAGATATGTTACTGAATCCTTCATCTAAATGATAATATTGGTCACTTTCACATTTTTTTTTATATAACGAATATAATGTTATAAATATTAAAATGATTATAATTAAATTAAACATTTTAATATACCCTATAAAATTTTTTTACTTAATATAATTATTAATCCATTCTTTATTTCGAACGTATTTTTCTTTTAAAAATATTACTTCATATGGATGTACATTTACATCAAAGAACCCCATAGAAGTTAAATCACTTAATTTCTTTTCAAGATTCTTATTTCTAAAATCAATATCTTTGTAATAATTAAATATACATCCAATATTATAATTATTATTTAATATCGTTTGTGACATTTTAATTTCCTTTTGGGTAACTACATCTTTGTATTCATTAAGTTGATTTGTTAATGAAAATATTTCATTATTTATTAATATTTTAAGACCTTCGCTATCAGTAGAAAAAGCATATGATTGTATATGTGTAAATTCATTACTATGACTACAATGAGTTAATCCACAAGTATTAATAGTACATCCATATAATTTTACTTTATCATTTAAACCATTTAAAAATATATCTGTCCATTTATTCTTATAATAAGGAGGAATTATAGGTCCTATTACAGATGAATTAACAAAAATAAAATTATTATAATTTTTATATAAATTATTTTTTAATAATCCTTCAGACCAAGCACCAAAATCATAACCAGTATTTTCTCTATTAATAACTTTTACATAATAAGGACAATCAATTTTTAAATCTGGGTCATTAATTATAAATATAAAATCAATATTATCGTCTTTAAAAACACCATTTTCAATAAAGAATTTAACATTTTTATCATATTTATGAAACGTGTATAAAACTAAAGTTGATTTTTTATCTGTTGTAAATTTTTCAATATAATTAGAACCACACAAAATAAAAGAAATAATAATTATCACAATTATTAAAAATAAATTAAACATTTTTAATATACCCTATAAAATATTTTTAAGCATAGTTAAAAATAATTCTATAATAATAAAAAATTTTATATAACACTATTACAAAAAATACTTAAAAAATATATAACCTAATATAATAAAATGGATGAACTAAATTATAAAGAACTATATGAAAAATCTATTATTGAAATTAATGAATTAAAAGAACATTTAAAAAAATATACAGCTCCTAAAAGAAGCAAAACTTATTATGAAAATAAAAAAGAAGAAATTAATGAAAAGAATAAAGAATATCATAAAACAATACCTGCTGATAAAATAAAAGAATATAGTAAAAGAGCTTACGAAAAAAAGAAACAAAAAAACTTAGAAGAAAAAAATAAAAATGTTTAAGAAATTATATAATTTTACGTAAAATTATATAAAGAATATTTTCTAATTTATAATATATATAATGGATTTAATAAATAAATATAATATTTATATCCAAACTAGATACAATGATATTATTTCTTCAGGTAAAGAAATAGATAATTTTGATTTAGATAAAATTTTTGAATATTACTCTTGTATTCAATTATCTAAAAAATATAATCAATTATTTTATGAATATAATGATATTGACCCAGATTTTAAAGAAAAAAATAAAATGAGTAAAAATGATACGGGTATTGATGCTTGTAATTTAATAGATACCATAGTTCAATGTAAATTGCGTAAAGATAGTTTACGTTGGGAAGATTGTGGAACATTCTTTGGTAGTCAAAATATATTTGATTCGGAATTAAAAAAGACAATTATAAGATGGTCTAACTTAATTATTACAAGAAATAAAGAATGTAAATTATCAAAAAATCTCAAAGAAAAACAGGAATTATTTACAGATATTACTTATTCACGTGATGAAATTATTGATTATTGTAATAATTTAATTGAGAACCCTCTTAAAATAAAAAAAGTTAAAGATGAAAAGTTTAAATTACGAAATTATCAATTAGAAGCAATTGAAATAATTAATAAGAATAAGAATGTTATAATATCTTTACCTACTGGATGCGGAAAGAATGTAGTTATAATTTTTTCAATTGATGAAAAGAAAAGATATTTAATATTAGTTCCTAGAATTATTTTAATGGAACAACTTAAAAAAGAATTAATTAAACATAAGCCTGAATTGGAAAAAAAAATTCAAACACTTGGAGATAATAATAATGAATACGATGAAAGTAAAAATATTACAATATGTGTTTATAATAGTGTTTCATTAATAGAAAAATATTCTAATACATATGATAAAATATTTGTAGATGAAGCTCATCATATTAATGTTCCTGTAATTTATGAAGATGAAGATGATGAAGATAATGATAAAGAATCAATTATATCAGGTGATGAATATTATTCAGAAGAGGAAGAAGAAATAATTTTAAAAGATGATACAGAAGATGAAATTAAAAATACTACTGGATATATAAAGATCATTAAAAGTTTGAGCAAATATAAAAATAATGTTTATCTTTCTGCAACTATTGATGAAATAACTGATTTTACATATTATAAGAAAGATATTCGAGATATGATTGATAATAAGTATTTATGTGATTACACAATTAATATACCAATATTTTCAGATGATCCATCTAATAAAAATATTTGTGAACACTTATTGAAAAATTATAGAAATATTATAATATATTGTAATTTACAAAAGGACGGAAAGAAAATTAATGATTTATTAAATACAATACAAAAAGGAATTTCTGAATATATTGATTGTAAAACATCAAGAACCAAAAGAGAAAAAATTATTGAAAGATATAAAAAAGGAGACATACCATTTTTAGTAAATGTACGCATTTTAGTTGAGGGATTTGATGCACCAATTACCAAAGGTGTATGTTTTATTCATTTACCATCAAGTAAAACTACTATTATTCAAATTATTGGAAGAGCTTTAAGATTACATACATTAAAAAGTTTTGCAAATATTATATTACCGTTTTCAAGTAAAGAAGATGAAACAAATATAAATAATTTTTTAAAAATATTAGCACAAAATGATAAAAGAATTAAAAAATCATATGAAAATAAAACAGAAGGTGGTTATATTTCAATTGAGAAAGTGAAAGAAAATAATTATAATGAAAAAGCACAATTTAGATATAATATGATATATGATAGTATGGGTGTTCTTAAAAATGGTGAAGATATATGGATTAAAAAATTAAATGAGATTAAAAATTATATTGATAAGTATGAAAAAAGACCATCAAGATATAAAAATAATAAAGATAAAAATACTAAAAGTTTAGGATTATGGATTCACAATCAACAAACATATTATAAAAAAAATCAATGGTTAATGACTAAGATAAATATAAGGAAATTATGGGAAGATTTTATTAATGATAATAAATACAAAAAATATTTTCTATCAAATGAAGACGAGTGGATTAATAATATTAACTATGTTAAAAAATATATTGATGATAATAATAAAAGACCAAATTCTAATGATAATAATAAAGAGATTCAACAATATGGAATTTGGTTAACCTATCAACCAAGAAATTATGAAAAAAATATAAAAATAATGAAAAATATGAATATAAGAAAGTTATGGGAAGATTTTATAAATGATGATAAATATAAAAAATATTTTATATCAAATGAAGATGATTGGGTATTAAGATTAAATCAGATAAAAATATATATTGATAAAAATAATAAAAAGCCTACTTCTACAGATAAAAATAATGAAATTCAACAATATTCTAATTGGTTAAGCACTCAATTACAAAATTACAAAAATAATATAAAAATAATGTCCAATCAAAATATAAGAAAAATATGGGAAAATTTTATAAATGATAAAAAATATAAAAAATATTTTTTAACAAATGAAGAAGAATGGACTACTACTCTAAATTATATTAAAATATATATAAATGATAATAATAAACTACCTTCATCCGAGAATAAAGATAAAAATATAAAAACTTATGGTAGATGGATACAAACTCAAACACAAAATTATAAAAATAATAAAAATATAATGATAAATGACAATATTAAAATATTATGGGAAAATTTTATAAATGACCATAAATATAAAAAATATTTTATATCAAATGAAGAAGAGTGGATATCTAAATTAAATTTTGTAAAAAAATATATAGAAGAAAATAATAAAAGACCTAACTCAAATGATAAAAACATTGAAATTAAACAATATGGAAGTTGGTTATGTGATCAGCCAAGAAATTATGAAAAAAATATAAAAATAATGTCAAATATGAATATAAGAAAATTATGGGAAGATTTTATAAATGATGATAAATATAAAAAATATTTTTTATCAGATCAAGAAATATGGATTAAAAATTTAAATGAAATTAGAATATATATTGATAAAAATAAAAAACGTCCATCTACGTCCGATGAAAATAGTGAAATTAAAAGTTATAGTTTATGGTTAGGTACTCAAAAACAAAATTATAAAAATAATAAATGTATTATGTTAAATGACAATATAAGAAAATTATGGGAAGATTTTATAAATGATGATAAATACAAAAAATATTTTTTATCAGATGAAGAAATATGGATATTGAATTTAAATAAAATTAAAATATATATTGATAATAATAAAGGAAGACCATCAAATGCTGATAAAAATAAAGATGTATTAAGTTTAGCAAATTGGATTAATCATCAACAAAATGCGTATAAAAATTTTCAATTTATAATGATTAATAAAGATATAAGAAAGTTATGGGAATTTTTTATAAATGATGAAAAATATAAAAAATATTTTATATAACAGTATATAATATAATGGATACAAGTTCAATAGTAGGTTGGTCAGGATTAGTTTTGTCTATATTAGGAATAATTTATAGTGCTGTGAACCATCATAAAATAAAAGCTACCTGTTGTGGACGTACTTATGATTTTTCAATCGATATAAATACAACAGATGACGATGAAGCAAAAAGAAAGAAAGAAGAAGAAGAAAAAAAGAAGAAAGAAGATGAAGAAAAAAAGAGAAAGGAGGAAGAAGAAAGAAAGAAGAAAGAAGAAGAAGAAGAAAAAAAGAAAAAGGAAGATGAGGAAAAAAAGAAAATCTCTTATACCCCTCACGTATTCAAAATCCAACCACTCCATTTCTAAAAAAAAAGTTGATTTATTTATTAATTATTTAATTAATAACTAAATAATGCCACTCTGTATATTTACTCTTGAAAATAAGAAATACTATATTAAACAGTATCAACAAGATTTAATTGATTCTATTACTAATATGGTAGAGAAACTTAACAACCCGGACCTATTTATAACTACACTAAAACCAACCGTTCAAAATATCTCTTGGATTATTGAAAATCCTATTATCAGTTATAAAATTATTAATACTGAAAAGCTAGAAGACACAACTGTTCAATTAATGAAAGAATTTGGAATGCAATCTACTCGTTCTGATTTGTGTCCTAATGCATATATAAATTTCGAGGAATCGGAATATCTAAGAGGAAGAATTAACGAGGAAGAGCAACCGGTTATGGATAGGATTGCTATATTGGATGGACAGATACAGGTTTTAAAGGATGTTTATAGTAAATTGGATTCAGAAAGAATAATTATAGAAAAATATTCTGATTATATGAACTATGTAATTAATTATAATAATACTCATTGTACACCTAATCCAATTTCAAATTTATTGACTGATTATGAAAAACAAATTTTTAATCAAAATATCCTTTTCATGAAAGAAAATAAAATAAATTTATGTAATAATTATACTATTGAAAATTATTTCGATGCATTTAAAAATATTCATTTTAGATATTCAGATAAGAGATCTTTAGATATTAATGAATTAAAATCTAGATTTTTATCAAATTATATTGTTACTGAAGACATTATTAAAGCCAAATCAGCAAAAATCAAATACGACAAACTAATAAATAAATACGGCGACAAGAAAATCATAGAAGAAAATCTACAGGATTTATTAACAAAGAAACTTAAGTTAATAGATTCTGATGAATATAAGAATATTGATGACATTTAAAATTTATAATCCTTATCCACACTAGATGCCCATTTAAATCTTTCTATTAATTGTTGAGTAAATAACTTTTCTGGAGGAATATCAAATCTTTTAATAAATGCAAAAATAATTCTAGGGTCAATATAGTTATTTTTAGAAGTTGATAAAGATACATTTTTCATTTTTAATTTAGTATCTTTCTTTAATTTATATAACTTAATTTTAACTTCTGTTTTAGCTGCTCTTTCAGTATCTTTTTTCTCAACATATTTAGCTTT